AGGCGAAACGTCAGCAGGTGGCGGCGGTTATGTCAATGTAAAAGTAACACCAAGCGGATCTCTTACTATCGCATTAGGTGATATTGACGGAGTTTCAGGTCAAGAAACAATGGCAGATAGTTTGCCAGTTGTTATAGCCAGTGACCAGTCAGCAATTCCCGTAACAGGAACACTTTCTATTAGTACTACAGGGCTTGCAACCGATACAAATCAAACAACGCAGATTTCACATCTTTCTTCTATAGATGGAAATCTTATAAAAGCAGACACTGATAACGTAACAATTGCAAGCGCATTGCCAGCAGGAACTAACAACATTGGCGATGTAGATGTTTTAACATTGCCAAATGTTACATTAGCTTCCCAAGCTAATCCTTTCACCACAGCTATTCCAATTTCTGATGATGGTGGTTCAATTACCGTTGATGGAAGTGTTGCTGCAAGTCAGTCAGGAACCTGGGACATTACTAATATAACAGGAACAGTTTCTCTTCCCACTGGCGCTGCTACAGAAACCACACTGCAAAATATTGATAGTAAAATTACCACTTGTAATACTGGAGCAGTTACTATTAGTGCGGCTTTGCCGAGCGGTAATAATAATATAGGGCATGTAGATGTCGATACATTGCCAAATATAACCTTAGCAAGTCAGGCTAATCCTTTTACGTCTGCTATTCCAATTTCAGACGATGGTAATTCTATTACAGTTGACGGTACTATTGCAGCAACACAATCAGGGACTTGGAATCTTACTAACATAACAGGAACTGTATCTTTACCTACAGGCGCAGCTACCGAAAGCACATTGTCGACCTTGGATGGAAAAATTACCGCATGTAACACTGGAGCGGTAACATTAACTAGCCAAAGTAATCCGTTTACAAGTGCTATTCCGATATCAGATGACGGCGGCAGTCTTACAGTAGATGGGACGGTAGCAGCTACTCAAAGTGGAACTTGGAATATAAATAACATTAGTGGCACAGTGTCCTTACCTACAGGCGCAGCTACTGAAAGCACACTTTCTACGTTAAATGGTAAAGTTACTGCGTGTAATACAGGCTCAGTTACCCTAGCAAGCCAAGCAAACCCTTTTACAAGCGCATTACCAGTAGAGCCAGAAACTGTTTCTACAAGTAGTGTCAGTAGTACAAGTGCTAGTGCTTCTAGTGTTACAGTGCTTGCCAGTAATGCAAATCGCAAACTAGCAATATTTGTCAATGATGCCGATAAGATAGCTTATGTGAAGCTGGGCGGAACAGCTAGTGCCACAAGTTATAGCTACAAGCTACAACCGAATAGCACTTTAGAATTAGCACAACCTGTTTACACTGGAGTAGTTGATGCCATTTGGGAAACTGGTCCCACTGGTGCTATGAGAGTTACGGAGCTTACCTGATGCCAGTTTTTGACGTTCCCGACATATTACCGGTGGGTTCGGGTTTGTTGTGGTACAGCGGAACACCGCCGAGCAAGTATTTACTATGCGACGGAACAGCGATTAGTCGTACAACCTATGCGCAATTGTTTAGCATACTCGGCACAACTTACGGCATTGGTGACGGATCAACTACGTTCAATTTGCCTGACCTTCGGCAACGGTTTCCGATTGGTCAAGCTACTAGCGGAACAGGTAACTCACTGGGTGATACAGGTGGCGCAATTGATCACGATCACAGCGTGCCAGCGCATTACCACAGCGCCGGAACGCTAGCTAATACCACAGATGGTGCGCATACTCACAGCATAAATCACGATCATGCGTCATTTACCAGTGCAGGTAGTGGAACTTTGACTACTAGTGCAACCGGAGGTCATGCACACGCAATCACTATTTGGAGAAACAGTGCGACTGGAGATAATAGCGGTATTCCGGCATATGAATCATCTATTCCGGGAATGACAACCGGTAATACAAGTACTGCGGCAGTTGGCAATCATTCGCACACAATAGCTTCGCATACTCACAGCATAGATGTTCCTAATTTTTCAGGCACATCAGGTTCAGCAGGCGATCATACCCATACCATATCAGGATCAGCCGGTAACACTGGGGGAGTAGACGGCGATTCAGCGATGACAAGCGGCACAAACAATCCGCCGTTTTTGGTGGTCAATTATATTATCAAATACGCATGAGCTTAATTCTTTTACTTAATCCTAAGCAGTACGGCGGTGAAATAGCCGTTCCTGACCTTAGTGATGTTTGGTATAAAAAAAGAAAATACGACGAGCTGGAAGAGCGAATTGCAGCTCAATTACTTGCTAAACAACGGCAAGATGTAGAAATACCTGAAAATGTTGATAAAAACATATTAGCTGATGTATTAAGAGATAAGTTATTAGAAAGTCCTAAACAAGGAGAAGTTGCAGGACTTAAACGTAAACGAATCATTACTGCCTTGTTAATGGTCTTAGCATTGGAGAGCGAATGACAAAGTACAAGCTGTACCAGTATTGCCATGAGCAAAAAAAAGTCGTTCCTATCGAAGAGGTTGTAAGGGAACGATATGCCCGTGATTTGTTCATTCAAGATGAAATGGAACCGACACGGAATCCGTTAAATCCAAAAGAAATATACACAAGTAAATCAAAATTAAGAGCAGCTTATCGAGCTGCTGGAGCTGTAGAAGTAGGAGATGCTTACGAGCGTGGATATGTACCAGACAGGGAGTCAGGTGCTACCGAACGCAAGTTAGTTGCTAAACTGAAAGAACAAATAATTGACAGGTACAGAAATGGTTAATGACACGGAAAGTACAGAAATCGTAGCAGAAAGAGATGAAGCTCCAGTAAGTATCAGAGAGCGATTACAACAGGAGTTCACGGAGGAAACTGAGGCATCCGAAGATTACGATGATTCCGCAGAAACCGACGAAGAACCCACTCAAGAATCCAATACAGTTCAAACAGAAGCACCTGAAAAGCCTGTTTTTGCGCCTCCTGCTGATATGAACGCTGCTGAAAAAGCTGCTTTCTTGTCCCCAACCCCTGAGAATAGTCATGTCATTCAAAATTACCTTAATCGTAGAGCTTATGAGACTCGCACTCAGTACGATAAGAAGATGCAGGAAGTTAATCAATTAAAATCTCAGCTTGGCTCATTGTATGAGTCAGTTCAGCAGTATGAGAATGATTATGCCAAAGATGGATTATCTATAGCCGATATTACTAGGCGCTCTATAGCTTGGGATAAAGCTATGCAAAATAACCCTGTAGCTGCTGCGAGAGAATGGCTGGAAAGTTATGGCTTATCCGTAGATGATTTACTAGAAGGCCAGATGCAGTATGAGCAGCAAGGACAATATCAACAACCACAACAATCTCAATACCTTACACGAGAAGAGGCTGAAAAAATTGCAGAGGAGAGGTTTCAAGCTGCTCAACAAGACCAACAAAAAAAGGCACTTGAATACTATAACCAACAGGTTGTAAACTCATTTACAGCAGGTAAACCACTTTTTAGAGACCCTGAAACGGCAGCCCAGCTCGAAGCGGAGATGGCCCCTGTAGTTCAGGCGCTTACAAGTACAGGTCGTTATAGCTCCGCAGAGGAGATACTAGAAACGGCTTATAACTATGTGGTTAATGGCAATCCGACTTTCTCCGGCCTTAATAGTCGTATGGCTGCTCAGTCGGCAATGGAAAAAGAAGCGGCAAAGGTACAAAAAGCCAAAGCTGCAAGTAAATCAGTCACTGGCTCCGCAGGTAGTGGAACTCCCAGAATAGAAGCAAAGAATATTCGGGATAATCTACGCCGCCGCATGGCAGGAGAGTAACTGTAGGTTATCCCATAAAGAGGGATAACAAATGGCAAACTTAGAAGAAGCAATTGTTGCGACCCTGTTTGACCAGTCTGATTCCATAGCTGATGAGGTTCTTCACCACAATCCGCTATTGGCAACACTGGACGATCAAGGTCTTGTTCGTAAGATTTCGGGAGGTTATGAACTCCGAAAGCCTATCATGTATAACGATGCTGCTGTTGGTGGATTCTACCAAGGGTATGACTCGTTTGACCTTTCGGCGATTGATGATGCTACAGCATTTCGATTCGCTATCAAGCAAGTATATGAGCCAGTAGCTATCAGCGGTCGTGAGCGACGAGCTAACCGTGATGATGCTCAGCTCCTTGACCTTGCTGAAATGAAGATGAAAGCAGCTATTTCTCGTTTAAAGAATACTGTTGGAACTTCTCTTCGTGGCGATGGAACTGGATCTGGTGGACTTGAGTTTGACGGTATTAAGAAGGCAGTTTCTACTTCTCCGTCTTCAGGTACATACGGAACAATAGATCGTTCAACGAACGTATTTGCTAGAAACTTGGCTGTAAACACAACTCTTAGTGCTTCTAACGTACAAGAGACTGTTTCAGACACGATTTCGCAGATCGTTCGAGGTGATGAGCAGGTTGATTTGGGTCTCTGTGACAGAACTGCATGGAAGTTCCTACACAGCTCCCTAACAGCTATTCAGCGTATCCAAGCTCCAGTAAAGAAAGCAGTAGCAGGTTTCCGTGCTCTTTCTTTCGACGGTGTGGATTTCGTCTTTGATGGCGGTTATGGATCAGCAGTTCTTGAAACCAATTCTTGCCGATTGCTCAATACTAAGTATTGGTCTTTCGACATGGTTCGAGGTGCTGACTTCAAGCCACTACAACCACAGATGGATCGACCAATCGATCAGGATGCTTTCTTCACGGTAATTATCGTGGAAGGTAACTTGTGTTGTGCGGCTCCTGCTCTACAAGCTGTAATTTACGCATAAGGAGGGTTAGGAAATGTCAAGTCAAGGATTTGGAGTTAATCCAGGAAAAACATTCACAACAACTGATTTGCCTCT